GAGGCACAGTGCAAGCAGCATCAGCTTGGGGCGTGACATAGACGGGTACCTCGCGGGTGAGGGTGGCGCCGCGCGTGTGGATGACCTGGACGCGGTCCACGTAGCGGGTGACGATGTGCTCGCTGGCCTGGGCGGCAGCGAGCTGGCCGCGCAGGCTGTTGGCGGTGGCCTCGGCGGTGGTGGCGGCCGCTTGCGCGTGATCGAGACGGGCGTGGGTGATCCACAGGTAGCCGGCCAGCGCGGCGAGCAGGCCGGCGCCGAGCAGGATTTGCCGCAGCAGGCTCACGCGAGCCACCACGCGACGAACGCCCAGAACAGCAGCAGGGCGGAGAGCACGGGGAAGGCGCCCGGCACGTAGCCGGGGTGCGGCTGGTCGGTGGTGCGGCGGCGAGGGGTCATGCGGCGGCCTCGGTAGCGGCGGCTTGGCGCGCGTAGGCGCGGGCGAGCTTGGCGTCGTAGAGGTTCTCGGCGTAGGCCGGGCCGTTGTAGATCTTGGCGAAGGCGACCCACTTGCGGTTGCGCAGCGCCTTGTGCAGATCCGCATCGAGCGCGATGAACTTGACGAAGGCGGCGAGCTGCTCGGCTTCGCCGGTGGCGAAGGCCTGGGCCATGGCGCTGGCGTCGAGGTAGCCCAGCGCCGGGGCGTGGTAGCCCATGATCTGGAATCGGCCGAAGCTGCACGACTCCATGGCGTCGTCGATGCTGATGGCACGTGCCTGCGCCAGGCGCGCGTATTCGCCCGCGCCGCCGACGTAGCCGCCCGGTTGCTGGTTGAGGATGGATGCCGGTGCGTTGAGGGTGGCGGGGTCGATGCCGCGCGCGACGAGGCGCTGCCAGAACACATGCCGCTCGAACAGGATGCGCAGGCGGCCGTCCCACAGGAAGCCAGTGCCGGGGCTTTCGACCTCGATCACGGCTTGCACGGCGGCGGGTTCGCAGTCGAGGTGCGCAGCGGCGGCGTCGATGTCGGCCTGGGTCAGTGCGCGGGGATCGAGCTGGCCGATGAGCGCGGCTTGCGTGCGGGCGCCGGCGATGCCATCGGCGACCAGGCCATGGCGGCGCTGGTAGTCGAAAACGGCCGTGACGGTTGCCGCGTCGTAGATGCTGGTGACCTCGATCGAGGCGCCGGCGCGGGCGAGACGGGTTTGCAGCGCCGTGACCTCGGCGCCGCGATCACCAGCGCGCAGGATGCTTGGGTTGTTCATCGTTGCGGGTCCGTAGGATGGCGGCGACGTTGCCGCGGGCGGTGAGGCTGAGCACGCACACGACAACGGCAATGCCGACGTCGCCTAGGTGGATGTCATGCGGCGGGTAGCGACCGAGCACGATGGCGAGCACGGTGGTGCCGGTGCTGGCGATGAGCAGCCACGCGGCAGCGCTCACGAGCGGGCGATAACGGGCGCCGTCGCGGCGGTAGAGCAGCAGACGCAGGCAGGTGATGAGGTTGGCGGCGAGCAGGACGATGGCGAGCATGTGATCCATTACGGGCCTCCACGGCGCAGCCAGCTGGTGATCCACTGGGTGAAGTCGACGGCCTTGATGCGCTCGATGATCTGTACGGTGATAGCGATGACGACTGCCGCGGCGAGAAACGCCGCCACGCCGGATTCCTGCAGGTGCACTTGCCGCATGACGAGCGGCGCGGCGATGTAGCCCATGATCCAGCTGATGAACAGGTAGGCCACGCGCGAGAACACCGAGACGTCGCGCGCGTGCAGGGCCATGAGCGCGGCGCCGGCAAAGGCGCCGATGACGGCGTTGCCATCCACGCCCGGCAGCAGCGTGGCCAGGCTCACGCCGGCGACGACGAGCGATGCAGTAACGGCGGTGGTGGGCTCGGCCATGGTGGCTCCTGTAGCTAGGTCCAGAGCTGGACGAGGACGGTTTCGGTTTTCGCCGCCTGCACAACATCCGGCAGGTTGACGGGCGTGCCGATGGGCAGCACCGGGCCGAGGTCGGCCAGGCCCGGGTTGGCGGACATGGCGACCTCGGTGACGCCGGCGGTGCGGCCGAGCACGCGCTGGCACAGCGCGTCGAGGGTTTCGCCCTGGTTGGCGCGCGCAAGCATCAGATGAGCTCCGCATCGGCGCGCGGGCGGCCGAGGATGTCGCGGATGGCGTAGCGCACGTTGCGGCGGTAGTCGTCGACGGTCTCATCCATGGTGTCGGCGCGCTTGGCGGCGGTGGCGGTGGTGTCGAAGTTGCGGTAGCGCTCCAGCAGCTCGGCCTGCACGGTGGCGTAGACGGCGCGTTTGTAAGCCAGCACCAGGCGCGTGCTGCCGCCGATGGTTTTGCTTGGAACGTCCTCCAGCTTGGCGCGGCCGAGTGCCACTTGCTGCGCCTGCCATTCGTCGAGGCAGTCCTCCACCGATGCCATGGCGTTCTGGATGGATTCGATGAGGCGCTGGTTGGTGACGGTGCTGTCCACGCGCATGACGGCGCGGGCGTCGATGGGGTCGATGGACGGGTACCAGTCGCCGGAGCTGATGGGATCGAGCGCGATGGATGGCGCGGTGGCGACGAGTCCGGACATCATGACCTCTTGAAAAGTGCGGCGGTGATCGCTGGGTCAGCACGGGGGGAGAGAGCCCACGTGATGCCCAGCGAGCCGCCGCGGCGCTCGGGGCGAGCTCAGTTGGCGGGCGGCGTCGGGGCGGTGGCAGCGAGCTTCTTCTGCAGCTTGCTGATCTCGCTCTTGACGCCGATCCGCGCGTTCAGTTGCAGCGCACGCTGCAGGTGTTCCAGGGCCTGCTGCGGCGCGGTGTCGGCCAGCGCCAGGCCGATGGCCTTGTGCAGCTTGGCCTTGACCTCGTCGGGCATGTCGCGGCCCTCGGTGAGGGCGCCGGCCTGCAGCAGCTGCGCGGCCGTGACGGTGTTGCCGGGGTGGCCGGCCTGGTCGGCGATTTCTTCCACCAGGGTGGTGGGGAGATCGCGCTTGTACTGTTCGGGCAGGGTGAGGTTGTGCGCGAGCATGAAGGCGCCGATGCGCAGAGCCTGCGCGACGTCGAGGGTGTCGATGGACCACACCAGCACGGTGGCGACGACGTCATCCTGCACGGGCTGGTCGGCGGCGAGAACGCCATCCACCCACGCCTGGTATTCCGGCAGCAGCTTGCGCTTGAGCTCGATCTTGGCCTCGCGCGACTGCAGGGCCTTGAGCGAGCGCTTGTCCTCGGCGAGCTTGGCGCGCATGAGGTCGTAGGCGCTGCCGGTGGGCTGCGCGGTGCCGGCGTCGGCGGCGCTGGTGGCGGCGGCCTGGGCGAGCATGCGCTCGCGGTGCATCTGGGCGGGGCTGGGCATGGGCTCTCTCCTGTGTTCTTGGCTTCGCCGGCGGGGGATGCCCGCCGGCTCGGCTTTGCTACTTCACGGCTTCGGGTTGTCCGGTTACGGCGCGGCGGTGGTCTTGATGACGATGTTCTCCACCAGCGCGGTGATGCCGTAGTCCTCCACGACGTAGGCGTCGTTGCTGGACTCGTAGTTCTCGATCTGGTCGCGCTTGGGGTTGTCGACGAGCTGCTGGCGGCGCTTGCCTTCCTGGTAGTAGATCGACAGGTTGTCCAGCGTGGTGACCAGCAGCGCGTTGGCCGGGAAGAACGGCACACGCACAGCCTCCAGGCCGCCGATCTGCTTCTTGGAGACGATGATGTCGCTGGCCAGCTCGTCGGCCGCGCCCTGCTTGCGGTTGACCTTGCTGAAGTACTTGTCAGCAAGCAGCGCGCGTCCGCAGATGACCACCAGGTTGGTGTCGTCGCGCGCGGCTTCGTCGATGAGGTTTTCGGTGACGTCCATGACCAGGGCGTCGAGGTTCTCGTAGTCCCAGCCTTCGCCGACGGTGACGGCGCCGCTGGCGGCAACCACTTCCTTCATCCAGTGCGCCGGCGCATCGGTGCGGATGTGCTGCAGCCAGCCGATGTTGACGTCCTGCAGCAGCTGGTTGGTGGCGCGGTCGGTGGCCACCGCAGCGCTGGTGCCGTTCCAGCCGATCATGATGCGATCGAGCGCCTGCTGCTTGACCGTGACGTCGCGGAAGCGCGTCTGGAAGTCGGGGAACTTGGCCCACATGTCCAGCTTGCTGTACTTCAGCGCAGTGTCGAAGTTGGTCTGCTTGCACGCGTAGTCGTTGGCGTACAGCTCGGTCGGGTCAGCCGGCGCGCGGTCGGTGGTGCTGGTGTTTGTGCGGCTGGCGATGGTGCCGGTGGTGCCCAGCTGCAGCTTCTCGCCGGACTGCTCCAGCACCGGCACGATGTTGATGCGGGAGAGGAAACCACTGGACAGCTGCAGCTTGTTCTCCAGCGTCTGCTGCACGCTGGGGGCGACGGTGAACTTGACGTCCGCGGCGGCGACCCCGTTGAGCTGGGCGATGCGCGTCTGCAGGGCGGT